CGTACCTGCTATAACGCTAATGTCATAACTTGAATCAAGCCGTAAATACAAGGCACGTTCAGCCGCTTCGCGTTCCGCTTCATCGATATAGCTATTGAGTGCCTTATCAGATGTTAAGTAAGGCTGAACAATATCATCTGCCAGCGTCCTAACGTATGCGACCAAATCTGCCTTGGTCATTAGGCTGCTCTACTACTAAAAGGGTAAGCTGGGACTTCGCGCTTGACGATGGATTTAGTCACGTCGTCCTGCACGTACACGTCTTTTACCGCGTTCTGCAATACCTCAACCACATACGCTGGCACCTCGACCTCGACACCGCGCTTAATCAGCCAAGTCTTGCCGTTAATTGAAACCGGCACGTCAATTGATCCGGTGTCGCCTTCAGTCTTATGGATCATCAGCATAACCTTACGCTCTGATTCAATATCTTTGGTAGTAGGTTGCGCGTAAACCGCTTTGTATTCTGAGCGGATCATTTCCCTAAGCTTTTCTATGCTGTAGCGATGATCGACAGTCAGTGACAAAGTTCTGGCGAACGCCAATAACTCATCTTTATTATCGGATGCTTCAAAATCAAAATCGGACATAAAATTCCTTGCGCGTCTCACGACGGGCGATAAGTGACGTGGCAGTTAAGCCACGTCTAGTGGGTATTATGCAAGCAACACAGAAGTCGGTGGTGATGCAAAGTTGTAATAGGTAGCTGTCACGCCAGAAGCGTCGTGAGCAGTAGTACCGGAGGTGAAAGCATTGGTCGCATTGACAATCTTGAACGCAGCGATAACTGCAGACGATGCAGGAATAGCTGGCCAGAATAACGGATTGCCTGAACCCGTTACCTGCTCTGTGCCTTTGGTAACAGTGACGGTGCCACCAGACACGACAGTGACCAGATACATACAGGTTGTTCCTGCGGCTTGCGCTGCACAGGCTGTTGGAGCAAAGTTTGAAGCCGCAGCCTTGGTATACACCAGGCCATCGATTTCAAAATCAATGGCTGCAGTGCTGATAGTGGTGGTGGTGCCCTTGGCGAGCGTTGCGTTAGATAAGCAGCGGTTGCCGTTTACCGAGTTGTATGATGGGTTATGCATGATAGTTGTCTCCCGACAAAGTTAAATCTTATTTCAAAAATACTTCGGTTGTTTCAGGCCAGTAAGTTCCTGGGTTTGGTTTGCGTCCATGATGTACTATTTGATGAGCAGTACGGGTTAAGGCGATTAAATTGTAAAGCATATTATTCGACTTATCTTCATCAATATGATGCACATCAATCTCCTGCCTCAAATACTTAACACCTTCAATTTCTATTAAAAAAGGATGATCAGGAACCTCTGTTCTTAGATTCTCTTCAAGAATCAGCCTGTGCTCCATGCTGTAGCCTTTTCTATTGCAAAATAGATGCTTTTCTGACTTTATTAAAACATAGCCAGCGGGCGTTTTAATCGATCCACCCTTCCAGTATGGATTATTCTCCATACTGTTTCTTAAGCTTTGCTGTTCTATAGAATAATCCGACCTATATCGGCAATCTTGCGAACAGTAATATGTTCTATTAATCCTGCTTGGTTGCACTAAAAACTCTTTACTACACCCTTTACAAACCTTTGTAACTTGCAAAGCTTTCCTTGTTACGCCAGCCTGTTTTTTAGCACACTCATCAGAACAACACATGATTTTGCTAGATTGAATAATTGAAAACTCACCACCACAAAAAACACAGGTTCTTTTAACTTCAACTTTTGACGCTTCAAATTGGCATGTTTTTGAGCATGACTTTTGATGCGACTTACTAGGTGAAACATAAAACGGTTGATTACACGATATGCAATACTTTAATAACTTTGCTTTTGACCGTGTAACACCTGCGCATTTTGTTGAGCAGGCTTTTGCATCTGGGTTTTGCGTAGGAACCTTAAAGACCGTTCCACATATAACGCATTTCTTAAAATCTGGCATAATAGACTCCCTATAATTAGGGAACCCATTATGCCATATTGACTCAATTATTAATAATCAACTATCGCACTATTTAAACTTATAATGCTGTCGCGCCTACTTCTAATCGTGCAAGCCAGTTTTCATTAAGTATCTTGGCTGCAAAGTAGGTCTTCCATCCGACGAATCCGACTTGGCCCAGGGGGTCAGATTTTGAAGGCACACCCGGATTCAAAACCGTAGGCGTAATCGCCTCCCGACCTTTCAACGGAATAACGCCATAAGCTTCCTTAGCGATAACAACCACTGGATAAACATCGATATTAGTCGCGTTATCAGCAATCATACCTGTAGAACCAACTGCAGCACCGGCTGCTTGGAATGGGTTCAACAAAGGTGTCAGGATAAAGCGCACGTTCTCAACGCTGCCCAATTCTTCAGGGCATAGCGGAACGCGAGAACCATAAGACGCAACCGGAGTGAAGCCAGCAAGACCGCGAATATCTGCCTCAACGTCGGTATGAGCAAACGCGATATAACCACCTTCAATCGCTTTGGTAGCATAACCAGGCGATGAGGCCAGCATACTGGTAACAGGTTTGCCACGGTTAGCGCGTAAGGTACGCACCACAGCTCGCAAACGGTCAAGAGTAATCTTGCTGTCGACAGTCGCACGGGTTGTATGCGCCTTAGTGTCATAGAACACGTTGGTGCCGGCTTTAATCGCACCCCAAGTAATCATCTCAATGGTCTCTGCAGCCTGCTCGCCTGACAGCATAGACGCGTCTTTTAAGACGGGGTCTTCGGCCAAATCATCGACTTTGTCAGTAATCTCGGTCACAGCGCCATATTGTTGCAGCTGGACAGTGACGTCCTCGTACTGCATTTGCTGTGAAGATGGCGTCGCGCCTTCGACCAGTGGTGCGGTAGAAATGGTAAACGGAATGGGCCGACGGAACTTAACCGTATCGGCTTTGTTTTTTGGTACTGGTTTAGATTGTCCAAACTTTGACAGAACCAGTATCGGCTCTGCGTGTTCTAACATTTCGGTGGCAGCCCAGGCTGCCGTTCTTTGGCTAATAGATCCGTATGAAGTTTGTGCCATAATGCACCTCGATAAAATTAAAAATCAAAAACAACGGTTAATCATGTTGTCCATGAGTCTATTTACGAGGGATAGGCTTTTGTGCGGCATTGCTGCGGCTGTCAAAACCATCGTACTACTCTTGGTCATCCATTAAGGAAACCAGTGGATCACACTGGTCTCTGTTACGTCTCACGACGTTACTTGCGACTCGCTTTGTTAGCGAAATAGTCCCATGCCGAATCAAAATCGTCTGGAGCTGTCGCCTTCTTGCTCGCGCCTTTGCTGTGTATTGCTACATTCGAGGCCAGTTTAGTCTGGCGTCGCTCTGCAATATCGCTTGCCTTGGTGCGCGTAGCTTTAAAATTATTCAGCAAATACGCATAATCTTTTGCGTTATAGCTATCTGCCATCGCTTGCACTGGTTCGGGCTGTTGCTGCAACCATGCCTTGTAATCATCTGACGATACAGTATTACGCCAATCTGGAAACTGGCTGTCCATCGTAGCAATCTGGGCATCAACATAACGCCGCTGCTCCTGCTCCTTGATGGGAGCTAGCCGTTGGTCAATATCACCATTAAGCCTGGCGTATTTCTTCTCGATTAAATCAATAATCGGTTTGACGATTTCAGGGTACTCTTTAAGAACATTGGCGATTTGATCGTCATCCTGCTCGGCCTGCCCTTCGTCGTCTTTTTTTTCGCCGTCAATCTTTTTCTGTAGGGCCGATACTCTACCAACTTGGGATTTAAACCCATGCTCGAAGTGATCGCGCTCCTGCTTTAACGCCTCATTTTGCGCTCTATACTCAGCTAATTGCTGGCGCAATAGCTCCGCGTCATCAACCTCTGTTTCTTCAGACTCTTCTTCATCGGCAGAATCATCAGTTTCGGTTGTTTCCTCAGTTGAATCATCTTCGGTATATGACGTCGCGCCATTGGCGAACTCATCAAACGCGTCATTAAACTCACTATTCTCATCACGGCCTTGCTCGGCGGTGTTTTCATCGGTCATGCGTGTCTCCCGACAGGCTGGTTAAATTTAGCTGTAATCGTCTGTTTCCATAACGGGTGCAGCTGCTTTGTTAGGCATTTCTTTAATTGCCGTTAATGCGGTATAAATACCACGGTTATACATAGTCATATTATAGTCAACATGCGGTGATGCAAGTTTGCGTCCGATGAAGGCAAGCTCATTATCGATATGTTTCTCGATGGCGAGCCAGGTATCACTTTGTCTATCGATCATTCAATCTCCTTACTATCATAGTTTATACCATAAATCTAAAATTAATTGAACATTGTTTAATTACTATCCGTCATTTGCCTGCGTCTCTATGCCGTGCATCATTCCAGTAGCAGGGCTTTGAGGATTCGCCGGGAAGCGAGGATCGGTATTATGTAACGTTGGAACAACAGTGCCAGGCTGTGTAACTGGCTGTTGATTCACTAGAGGATAGCCGTTGCGGTCTATGAATCCGGCGGATTTGGACACATCGTCAGCGATGGGGGCTACGCTTGGCATGGTCGCCACAATCTCAGCTGTCTGCATACTCGAATATAATCCCTCAATATTTTTCGTAACTGACTCGGCTTGTAGCTTATCGATCTTGGCTTGAAGTTCCTTAAGCTGCAAAGCGAACATTTGCTGTTGCTGTTGCTGCTGAGGATTAGGCTTATTTTTCTCCGCCTCTATCTCCTCATTGGTCTTTACAATATCATCCGGGGTAATATGTTGCGCCTGTACAGCCTTGCGGTACAGTTCTGCGTGTTTAGTCAATTCAGAAAAAATAGGCTGTTGCGCGGTAATCATCAGGTTCATGAGCGCATGCGTCTGTGTCTCCTTAACCAACAATGCAGATGACCCTCTGGCGTCCACCTCAAAATCACCTTTAATATCTTCCTTGTCGCTGTTCTGCATGTTCCAATCATACATGCGATGGATAAAAGGCTTAGTGATCCCGTCGTCAAACGACTTCACGACTCGCCGTAGCACGACGTTAGCCGAGTTCATCAGCATTGACATACCACTTGCTGTGTCTGGGGCGTCGCCCTTCTCGCCCTGGGCAAGCATCGGCAAACTGGTGACGTCGTCAGCCATATTCCGGGCCATGTCGAATATTTGCGTCAGCTCTGCTTGATGCGAGCTAATCTCATGAGTAGCAAATACTTCATTCACACTCCGGTCAGGATCGCTCATCCACCATAATTTCTTAGGCTTTAAGTCCCACGCACCATCAGACGGAATAACCAACTCACGATTAACGACAATTTGTGGGCCAGTAGACAACGCAGCATTATCCAGCGTCATGCGCCATGCGGCATTAACTATTCGCTGCTCATTACGCAGCAAATACGGAACACCAAAGCCGAATACAGTAGTGTCGTCGTCCTCGTAACAGAATACCGAATAAGGACGCTCTCCGGTTTCAAGCGGATTTAAATCTGCCTTAATCACTCGTCCATTTACCAGTGTAACAATAACGTCATGCTCTTCAAGCTCGTCATCATCCACCTCGCAGCCACACGCCTCCAGGTCTTCCTTCTTAACTGGCCCGTGATATTCCCACAGCTCAAAGCGGTTATCATCCACATTAACCTGAACGCCTGACATCTCCCGAAGCCTTGCCACATGCGTTCCGCCATGACTAGACACCTGTTTTTCAGGAGCTTCGGCAATAACTCGTCGAATCTGATCCTGAAGGTAGCCTGGACGCTTGGATAGTTCTATTAACTGCTTTTTGCTGATATAACGCCGTTCAAAGATAAAACCGCATTCATCCATAGTGACGGCGCTCATATCCGGGAACCAGTCCCACACTTTTACATGCTCAACGCCTGGCCGGTAGTCCTGCACCATGCTCAGCTCATAAACCGACCCGTCCAGCTTTTTCCAGCTATTGCGAGTGCGGTTAATAACCACCGGGCCTTTTAATATTCCCGTTCCAAACAGACACGCGTCGTGAATAACATCGCGAGCTATCTGGTGATACTTAGCCTCTATCAACTGGTCGTCTATCTCATTTTCCATACCCTCAGCGCGTTTACGAGCTAGTTTCAACTCTTGCGCGGCAATATCGGCATGCGTCACCATAGCGCCACTCTCATCAACTCCGGCTAATCCGTGGTTGTTTGCCATAGCTTGTAGTTCTGGGACGGGCGTCGGTTGAATTCCCCAATTCTTATCGTCAGTAGGAAACAGCATGTCGCTTAACCGGCTTTCCGCCGCCGTGGTTTTAGCGCGAGTGATATTAACGAAAGCCTGCGAGCCGTTTGAGCGCGCCAATCTGCTCAGCGTCTCTGCATCATAGCGACCCATGTACTGCTCAAGATCAGCAAGCCATCTGTCCTCTATCATCTGCCGTATGCCAATCTGCTCTTCGGCCAGCCGTTTCAAGCGATAGCCTAACGCCTGGACGCGCTCACCAAGCTGCTCATCGGATTCCATTTCCGGAGATTCTTCTTCCGGTTCATACTCGTCTTGCATTTGCATTGTTTGCCTCCCGGCAATCATTAGTTCAAAGTCCGTTTTAGCGGACATTTAGTACCCTGTAACAGAATCAGCAGGGTAATAGTTAACAGGTTTATACTGCTTCTTAACTCTAACTGGCTCAGCAAAAGTAAGGCACAAAGCATCCGCCTCGTCTGGCGACCTGACGCCACGATTTCTCATCTCTTCCTTTCGCTCTATTACCAGCCTAGAATTGCTATCATAGCTATAAAACGGAGCGCATAAATCTGAATGTAGCGAATCTTTGTCGGGGATTTGCACGGGCATAGAATCGTTAAGCCATTTGTTTAAAGTTCCCCACATCTCAGCCCGTCTATTTTTATACTTGTCCTGGTTTAGTGCCGACTCCCCGGCATTAATAGCAACAACAATATCGCCATGACCTAACTCAATGAGCCGGTCAACAACACCTGCTCCCAAGCCCCCTACATCAACAGCAACCTGAGCAGGATTATCTTTTTTTATGAGCGTGTTTACTATCCCCGCTACTTCCATGGTGTTTTTCTTGCTATAGCTTGTCAGGTTGTAAGCCTTCCTGCCCTGCCGGTAAATAATAGACGTCCTGTCATCTCCGTAACGCGCTGGATCAACGCCAATGATGACGACACCAACAGCATCAACTTTAGCTTGTCTCGCTCTCATCACGCAATCTGGGTTAATCAGCGTGTCGCCTCCCGATACCTGAAAGGCTTCTATCGCGTTAAACGGATATTCCTGCTTAAAAGCGGCCGTGCCATCCATGCCGTCTACGGACAAATCGGCTATTTTTGAACGTCTGAACATGATTTGCCCAGGCATTAAGCCATACTGAGTTGACAGCATAGCCTCTTCGTCAGTCATCACGAAGCCTGCGGGCACCGGCTTTACATATTCAGGCTGCCAGTACCACGGCACGAATATGGCTTGATACTCAGAATCGCCTCGCTCGGCGATTTGCCACTGTTGATGAAAGAAATTTCCTACACCGTTGCCTGTTGACTCAAGGATTATCTCGGTATCTTGGGCGTCTGGAACGGCTTGAAGTATGCCTTTAGAGTGCTCTGCCGCATGGGGCCAAAATCCGATTTCACTACCGTGCATATACTGAATGGTAGTGCCTCGTCCTACTGACTTATTTCCGGCCGTACCTACCTTGTAGCCACTGTCCAGCGCATTGAAGTACAACTCTTTTGCGCTCGACGCTCCAGTTAACGGCTTAACAATAGGACTGCAGTTATCATGATAGCGCTGCGCCATGTCGAACAGCGCGGATGTAGACTCGGCTTCATGAGTCAGGATAAAAGCTTTCACCCCTTTCCTGTGCGTCACCTTCCAATAAAATCGACCTTCCGTGTATGTAGACACGCCTTGTTGCCTACCCTTCAGTATTAACGCCCTTATCTTCCCTGTCTCTTGCAGTTGCTGTTCAAGTTTTTTATGGATATAACGCTGGGCCTCATTTAGAACAAGCGGTTCCAAACCACCTTTTTTTGTCCTGATGAATAGGCACTTTCTTGCATAATGCTCAAAATCATCCTTAAGACGCTGACGGATTTCCAGCTCATTGGGTGTCATTTAAGCATCTCTATTGCCATCTCATGAGTTACTGTTCCGTTTACATCGTGTTTTATCGGAGCATTAAACCCATACATTTCGTTCAAAACCTTAACCGCAGCGGTTCTATCAGAGCACCTTGCGCTCATGTCATTTATCACGCTTGTCAGCTCTCTAACGCTATCCTCGCGTGTCCACATAAAATGCTTAGCCAATTCTTCCTTGATACCCTTGATTCTTGAGGAAATCTTGACGTCTGTCATTAGTACTGAAGCCAACTCATGTACTGATGAAGGCTTCATTTTTGACGTGTCGTAAGCCAGTCTGTAAGCATCACTCTGAGTTTTACCACTGATAATAGCTTGAACGAATGCTTCTTGTTTTGGAGTTAATCCTTCAGCCATACTATGTCCTTAAAATTAATGTTCATTGGTATCGTCGTCAGCGCCAATTAGCCACTCAGCGTTATCTTGGCTGTATTTTTGTACAACAAATTTACCCTGCCTATCTTCATGACTCAATGACAATCCGTGACGCCTACTTACCTCAATAATCTCTTCAAGAAATTTGTCGATTCTTTCATTTTCTAGATCTTTGTCATCTGCCAATGTCCACCTTTTCATGCTTACCTACCCGTCCGGCACAGTTCCACAATATTCTCAATAAACAACATCTCCTCAATGCGTCTTTTTAAAGTATGTAAAACGTCAAGTCGCCACTCTGCAAAGTTGATTATTTCTTCTATATCGATCAATTTATTCTCATTTACTTTATCAATTTGCTCTTTTACTGAGCAAAGTCTTTTTTCAAGAATATCTAGTATCATAGTTTCTTTCATAACTTCCTTACTGCTGCCAATAGATGTGTGGCCGAATCAACCATTATCATTAACCCGCCAATGATTGCTACGCTCACCACAATTATAAGTGCTAGCAGTAGTGGCACGGCATCATAATTTTGCTTCATTCACTTTCTCCTTTTCCTTCGTTTACGAACCAAAGTAAAAACAGCAATGAGCACACGGCACAAGCGGCGTGTGGTAGTCCTGACTCCTGGTCAAGCCACTCGCCGTCGCTGATAGCTGCCAAGTGCCTAAATGCGGCGGCCAGGTAGCGCCGCCTTGCATCGGGTACGCGTTTCCAGTTATTTGCAGAATATTTTTTCTTCCCAAACTCAAGCACCTGTATGACTTGCTGAACAGGCTGAACCGGAAGCAATGTCCAGTCCAGTTTATGTTTGTCATGCTTGTCGCCTTCCACGTGTCCTCCTTCCATATTACCCACTTTAACAGTATAGCCAGCCTGTTTTTCTGTCATCGTACAACCTCTCCTACACCGTA